GAAGACATGCCAAACATGTGTTCTGCAATCCATCGTTTTGAAAAGAAACCTTCAGTGGCTGCACCAGCAACATCAAACTTTTGTTTCCAGTGCTCAAGTTCTTGGAGTTCTGCAATCTTAGATGGATTGTTGAGAGAAAGCTTGAATGATAACAAATCATCTCCACGAAACCCAAGGGTAAATAAATGGATAATGCCAATTTTTTCAAGCTCTGCAATGATTACTCTCTGTAATCTTTGAATTGTTCTTGCAAAACGAATATCTTTTTGTGCTAATGTTGTTTTGTCCTCGGTGGCACCTTCTCCCATAGAGAGGTATGATTGAGGAATTTTTAGTGCGGAAAATAATTTATCTCGAAGATATTTCACATCATCGATACCGCCATTGTAAGATGAACCCGGAAGGTTTGAAATATCTGATGCCGTGCCACCACGGACAGGTATAAAGTAATCTTCTTCAATTGAGAGCGGATTGTATCGAAGATCGACTCGTCCCGTTGTTGGATCAACAACTTGATGTCTCTTCATTTGTGTCATTACCTTTTGCATGTATTGTTCTACATCTTCAGGTGCAATATTACCGACATCAATTTTAAAAAGTCGTCTTTCTGGTGCTCGGACAATACGATAGGCCATCATGGCGTCTTCAAGCATTGTCAACTGTCTCCATATTCGACGAGCAGGTTCAAGAACAGAGGTTCCATATGGGGCAAACTTATCGTTACCAAGAATACGGAAGTGTGCAATCTGCCAGTTCTCAAAAGTCATACCGCCAGAATTCCATTGAAACTGGACATAGTTTGGATTACTTTCATCTTCGCCCTCAAGTCTTTCAATCTCTTGGGCAGGTAGGCCAATACAGTTTTGTATTCCTCTCGCATCGTCAATATCTAGATACAAAAACAAATCACCATATTTACACATTGTTCGACACCAACCAAAAAGGTTATAATCGATATTTAAAACTTTGTGATATAAATTTTCCAAAAGATAAGATATCTCTTCATTAGAACACCTTATGCCCAACATCGGCTGAAGTGCTGAATGTGTTGTCATCTCATCTGCATAAATATCCAAAGACGATGCAATCTCAGGTGTGTATTCCATCTCATCAAAATCTACATATCTCTCAGCACGATTACGATTTGCAAACATTGAAGCATTGAGTTGTGTCATCGGCGAGTAGCTATCTGCTTTCTTAAACTGCTTGCCTGACGCTGACCTGAACTCTTTTGCATACATATCCAAGTGTCTACGGCGGAGTTGTCTGCCGGTCTGTGTTCTTCTTGTTGTAATAGGTCCCGAAAACAAACGAGTTAGTGATTTAAACAATTCACTGTTTGCATTATTGGGATTCTTACCTCTGTTTATTCTTTTACGGTTACGTGGAGCCATAATTTATCCTTTATAAATCCAAAGAAAATCTTTCTTTTGTTTGATTTGATCACGATACTTCTCTTCAAATGTTTGAGAATACCCATCTTGTCCTTTGATGGTTGTATTCATTCTTGTGCTGTTTAAAAACATGCCATCCATCATTGCCTTTTTGTAGGCAACATCTCTTTGATCTATCTCTATCGCCGTGTCTCTCACCCAACAAGCAATTGACAAAGACATAACCAAATCATCATGGTACGAACGCATTGCTTGTGGTCTCCCATTATGCCAAATAAAAGTCTTAAATTCATGAAAAAGTCGAGAAGATCTAACAGTAATTAGTCTGTTTCTTATGTACTCTTCCATTTTGGCCACAATAAGTGGTCTTGTTTTTGATGAGTTAGTAAATCCCGGCACAGAATTAGAAGCATATTCTGCTTTGTGTTGCTCGATATATTCGTGTGTACCTTTAATTGAGTAGTATAGGTTTGGATACTCTTTGTTTATAAGTTTCTCAAGAACCGATATGCCTATACCATTGTTCTCAACCACTAGAAGACAACTTCCATATTCTCGACCTGCATCAAATAAAATGTCAGCATAATGATCTAATGTTGGTTTTCCTTGATATTCTGCGACGACTTCCATGGTATCCAGTTTAATGATATGAAAAACAGAATAATCTGCCCCGTCACCACGAGCAACATCAGCAACAAGCAAATATTTAGAGTCATCTTGATATTTCTCCCAAATCCAGAAGTTGCGATCGAACCCTGTCTTGTAAATGGGATCGCAGACACAGGAGTTTGCCCACTCCATATCCTCAGATTGTAAAACGGTTTCACCTGAAGAGTTGAAATTACATTCAAGCTCTTGTGCAATCTGTCGCTTTGACATGTTTTTTGTTTCGTTTCTGAACCATGCCATGTCTCTTTCGGGGTGAACATCCCAAGGGAGATTGACTGCTTTGAAATCATTCTGACTATCGACAGCATCTACATAAGTTTTGTGAAACCAATTACCAACACCATTGGGTGTACTAAGAGCTATACATCGACCACCTGTTGAAAGTGTAGGATAAAGGGCAGTCCATAGTTCATCTAAGCCATCAACAAAAGCGGCCTCATCAATTACGAGAAGTGAAAGAGCCTCTGAACGACCTGCATCTCCAGAAGTGGATGATGCTTTGATTTGAGAACCATTTGACAATTCAAATGAAGTTCTATTATCAATTGCGATATCTGTTATACGAATCCAATCAGGCAGGTTCTTCATAATTGCCTTTACTTTCTTTACAAGATTCGCAGCCGTTGCAAACTTTGTTGCAAGGACCATCACATTCTTATCACGATGAAATAAAATAAGCCAGACAATATAGGCGGCAGTAATCGTTGAGATGCCTAACTGTCTGGCTTTTAAGATAACCGTAAAACGGAAATCATTAAAATCTTCAAGAAGATCGTCTTGGTATGGGAAAGTATCAAATTTTATAAGACCCTTTTGTGGGTGCGAAATACGGCAATAAGTGTTAATAAAGTAAATCGGATCCTTACCCGATTTTACAATTTCTTTTACAATTTCTTTCTTTGATAACTCAAGCCCCATTATTTCCTTGTATCGTTACGTGGTCGCTTTGTAGATGCTTTCTCAAGAAACTTTTTTGTAATCTCTCGGACAGTCGGCTCTGAAGGCTGAAGTATGCCATCCGCATTGACTTTACCAATCTTGTAAGTGCATTGTGCTTGTACCCAAGAGTGTATGCGAGAGGTAGACTGAACGAGAATGTCTGACTCGCCTTGTTTCGTGAGCGACACAGACTCACCAGTAATTGCTTTATATTCCTTTTGAAGAAACTTTTTTATTTCATTGATTCTTCTGTTAATTTCGTTTTCAAAACCGCCAGCATAAACTTCTTTGAGCTTAATCTCGGATTGATATGAAATTATAAGATTAGGGCCTGAGAATCTAACCTTAAATCCATCCATGACTCTGCGGTCCAAAATTGGATCACCCTCTTCTCGTTGCAACTTGGCAATGCGAGCACGACCATCGTCGTTATAATTTTCCATGTGAGCACCATCATATGCTCTAGAAGCGGCTTGGGCTAAGCCCTGAATAATTTCTAATGTTGTTGCCATTGTTTAGTCCTCATCATCGTAAAAGCGTGGATCGTCATCGACTTCCTGATCTTTCATAGCATCTTTAATTTTCATGGCGGTAGCAAGTGCTCCTCCGCCGAGAATAGCAGGAGACAGTTCAACTCCCATTTTCATGAGAGCTTGCAAAACCATCATAATGTTTTCTGGTGTTATGTTCTCAATTCCTTCGTCTAGTTCTTTAGGGACTCCCACGGCCTTAGCAGCCATGACAATAGCATCTTTATTCTCTTCAATTTCTTCTTCGAGAGATGTGTCCTCTGACATATTATCAAGCTCTTCTTTAATAATGTCTTTTAGAAGTTTAGTTGTTAGTCTCATTATTTGGTCTCCAGCCGGTTTTCCATCTTTCCTCTCGGCCCTCTACCCATTGTATATAACATTTAAAGCAACAATCAAACTTTGTAAAATAAAGGTCGTCTTGTGATTTTGTAGTATAGACAGAACAAACAGGACAGGAACGATTAGAATCACTATTAAGTAGTTTTTTTGGTATGAAAACACCATTTACTTCTTTTTTGTCATAATCCTCTTCTTGTTTCTGTTTTTTGTATAACTCTTTTAATTGAGCAAAGTATTCTTCATCCTTTTCTTCTGTCCATGTTTTTTTTGGATTTTGGATCGCTTCTTCACCATATTTCTTTGCGATCGCTTGCTCAATCTTTACAGCATAATTTGGGTCTTTCGACATTATCCCTCCGACTTTTTCTGCCACTCGTATGAATTTTCGTCCTTACTTATTGGTCCACCTGCTGCCCATGTATAACATGCTCTTGCGCTATGACACTTAAAATGATGCATCCAACAATAGCCTAAGTAGCCCTCTGCATCTTCAATCGGTTCGGATACTGGGCCGGG